CAGAAACGCTATCACACCCGTCACAGCTTGGCTCGCGTATATCCGCAGCTCGAGCGCCGTGGCCCCGTTCTTGTTAAAGATCACTGGAACCGTGTTCCCAAGCTGGCCCACGAAATACATCGTAATCACCGACGCTACATCCACCTCGAGCACATAGTCCGTAGTCGATGTGGCGGTCGTCGGCGGGATCGTCCCGAACCGCAGATACCCGAACATCAAGACTGACACTGGCACCCCAAAGTTGAGTGTGAACACCGACACCGGCGTTGTACTTATAGGCTTCTGCCACACATCAACCCCATACGAGCTGGCACCCGACGTGCCCCGCCACTCCGTGCCGGTATCGTACTCGAGCACACCAGTCTGCGTGTTCATGAATAGCCGGCCCGCCTTACCCGCCACGGGCCGGACTGACGACGCACCGCTCGGGATCTTATGGACCCCGCTCGCTAGATCATGCTCGAGGGCCATCGTGGTCTTGATGGCTTCCCGAGTCTGCCTAATCGCGTCATCGCCCTGGGAGACCGGATCGCTGTCCCGGGGGCTCAGCTCGTCCAGCGTAGATAGATCTACCACCGCTGCCTCGCGGGCCAGATCGTTGTCTCGGAATCGGCGTCCTCAAGCCGGAACGGCTCCTCCCGCATATCTAGCTGGACCTCCACTATCTGCTTCTGCGCCGACGCCTTGTCCCATTGCTCCAGGGCCTCCCAGCCTTTTTGAACGGCCATCGTGATGATGACCTCATCCCACTCGCGCGTCAGTATATGGGTCCCATCCTGTATCAGCTCAGGCGGCCGCAACCGATACCGCAGCGTCATGTCGTATGCTTTGTCAGGCGTGGGATCGAACTCGATATTCGGTCCGTAGCGAGTATACCGAGTCGGCAGCGCAAGCACGCGCCACTTGCGATCGAACTCGCTCCAGCTGAATCGATCCAGCTTGCGCTGCATGGTATCGTTCCGCAGATCCATGATGAACCACAGATCGGGAACCGCGGCTAAGATATTGAACGTGCGCTGCCCCGCTACCGACTGGAACGAAAACGTCCGGTCCGTCTCGAAGAACGTAAACCGGGGGCTCAACAACAACTCGAAATAGGCATCGTTCAACCAAACCAGCGTCCGGGCCGCCAGGTCGGTCCGATTGCCCACCCGCCATATCAGCTCTTGCTGCATCTGGTTAACGTTCATGGGAAGTTGTCATCCTGGGGCGGGCCTTGGGGGCCCTGATCAGCCACCGGTTGCTCACTGATGCGAGTGTGCTCGGTTTCAATCGGGTTGTAATCCTGCATGTAGTCGAAGTGAACCGGGTTGTCCGCACACCTCGAGTCCACCAGCCGCCCGGTGCGATAATGGCGCTGGCGCTCCCCGTACGGGAAGTCGAACCCACAAACCGAGCACTGAAACCAGGGCTGCCCAGTGTGTCGAACGTTGGCGCCACTCTTGCCCATTACGCCGCTTCCTTCAGCCTGTGGAACCTAGCATGCTCCGAGCGCGTAGTGCCTTGCAAATGCTTAGGGTTAACACAATGGCGCACACCACAAATATGATGCACCACAGCGGGCGTGTATCCATAAACCAAGAAAAAAGCCCACCTGTGTACCCTACGCGAACGAGACATGTACGAGAAGCATCCATAGCCAGATGCTTCTATCGGGCCAACCCATAGCCAACAAGAATCGGTCTTATTGACCTTTGCCCAAAACGTGTCCATTTCAATCTTTGAAATCGCGCAGACGCGATTTTACTCAGGCTCGTCCTGAGGAGGTACGTGCTGCTTCTCCAGGTCCTCGAGGGTGTCCTTGTCTTCCTCAGTCAACTCATCTTCACCGGCTTCGTCCTCGGGTCGTTTCATGGCTCCTCCTATCCTGGGGCCGGCGTCAGCGCACCCCCAGCCCCCGGCGTGATGCTCCACAGAGCACCGTTCGGTGATGTCATCAAGATCTTACACGGACCGTTCCATAGGGCAATGTACTGACTCCCCGTCTTTAACTGTATACTGCCTGGGCCACCCCCGCGCTCCGATCCTATCGTCACTTGACCTTCCACTGTCGTGAACAATGGATCTGTCAACCGACCCGACATCCCTGCTAAGCTCGACCCCACCACGTTGAATCCATCGAGTGTGGGCTTCGGATTGTACGTCCACTGATTAGCAGCGCTGTACAAACACATCGTCCCATCTCCCCACGGATCGCCCCAACCCCCGAACTTGATATAGCGCGTCTCAGCCCGGATCAACAGCGTGACTGTTGCAACCGCGGTCCCGCTGCCCACAAACATGATCTCCCCGCCTGTCCGCCGCTGCACATTCCTCGTACCAACAGGAGATCGGCCCGGGTCACCCCACACGAGCAATGGACCCGGTGTATACACCATCGCTCCTGCGTTGCTTACCGTCACCTTCATCGAGCCGCTAGTCGTCCCAAATATCATCGACGCAGGGCTAGACACGAATTGGATATAGGCTGTCTCATCAATGCCCACCTGATAGCAGATGGGATCGCTTCGCGACTCCAGCAAGAACGTCGCCGTTTGCATCACGGCACGACCGTCGCTACTAGCGCCCCCGTATTATCCGGGGCTACGTCATAGTGAGATGCACCCGCATTCTGCTTCATGCGAATGTACGTCTTCCCCGCAGACCAATTGATCTCGATTCGACCGTACTCCGACCTGGCCCTCACCGACCCCAGCAACGACCCAGGCCGCTCGCTACCCAACACCGTTCGGCCATCTGCACCCAGCCACGCCGGATCGTTGATCATCTGCGCCTGCATTGCCGTCGATACCGCTGACGCTGGCGCGAACCCGGTCCCGTCGGCCAACACACTGAACTTCCAACCCTTGCCCGTGCTGTCGCACAGCTGCATGTACGGAACCTGGCCCGGGTTGGTACACCCAAACTCTGCGAACGTGTTGTTCGGCCCCCTCAACACCAGGGATGCGATAGCGTTCGTCCGCGTGATGGGATTGCTGAGCCGGGTCTCTATCACGTCAGCATTTCGACCCGTAGTCGGCGACTGATTAGGACCGACTGTGCTGTACGTGATCGCGCCTGCGCCACTAATGAGCATCTGCATGCCCAAACCGCTCGGGGTATTCCACCAGATTGACGCATACTGGGAAGCAGACGACGGTGCCGCGATCTGAATTCGCGGCACATCGCTCCCTGCTATCGTGAACCACTCATAGTTCCCGGGCCGGTTCGCGGGATCGAGTGATAGGCTTACCTCGACATCTCGTTCTAGCGTATTGACGCCCGGTGTCAACATGGCTCACGCTCCCACTGAACCCCAAATCCCACGCCACTCCCCAGCACCCACGCTGAAGCGCTGGAACGCCTTGAACTTGGCATCACCCGTGTCGAAGTCGTCGCCGTTCTGAAAGCGAACCGGCTGGCGGGTGAAGAAATTCAGGTCGTGATCTCCCTTTCCAGCAAGCAAGAACCAGCTATCCGGGTCCGTCAGATAGTGGCAGACCATGTAATCGAGGCCTTCCTCGATCAGGGCGTTGATCTCGTTGTTCGCGGTGTACGGCTTGAACTGGCTCCCGAGTAGCTCCCGTGCGGTCATCTTCAGGTCGGGTGGCACAATCAGCCACTTGGGCTTGATCATGCACGGGATCCCGTTCTCGTCGACCAGGTTCTCGAAGCTGATCACCGCGGCCTCGAGGCTCGCGACGCCAAGATCGGCGTCGGTCGAAGCCCGGTTGGTCCCGGTCGGCCCGCCCGCAACGATGCTCGAGTGGGTCGTCGAGATCAACGGCTCCAGGTTGCCGTTCTTCGGGAAGCCGTACTCAGCCGTGAATGCGTTGTTCAGCACGTTCCACGCATTCACCTCGCGCGCGTTCCGGGCCGCTTTCGCGAGTTCCTTGGTCATCTTCTTCATCACGTTGTACAGATCGTCTTCCATCATCTCGGGCGTGACCCGGTAGCCCAGCCCATAGGTCTTGTGGGTGTACCGCTTCTTACTGCCCTGGGTCGCGTCCTGGTAGATGATCGCGCTCTGTTCCGGCTTCACCGGCATAGTGCCCAGCCCAGCCACCTCGAGATCTTCCTCGTAAGCGCGTTTGCTGGTCTCTGCGTTGAAGACCTGGCTAAATTCTTCTGGTCGCTCCTCCAGATGTTGGAAGAAGACCTTCCTCAGCCCGGGCACCAGCAAATAGCTAAATGCCCCTCTCACCATCGGCATCGCCAGCCCCCCTTACGCGCTCAGCCGCCCCGCGGCGACAATCTTGCACAGGTACATCGCGTTCTTTGACCCGAGTTTGCCCACGGTCGTCCCCTGCCCGAAATTCAAAATCGAACAGGTCCCGCTGGCCCCGGCCGGATCCAAGCGCCAGTCGGTCCCCACCTTCGTCAGTAGGCCCTTCTTGCCGATGTCCGCTGCCGCAGCCGCGGTCGCGTCCAACAGCCGGATGCTGAACACCGTGTCGTCGTTCGCGATGGCTACCATAATCACCTTCGCGACCGGGGCCACATCCTGCCCACCCGTGAAATCGGCCTGGGCATCGTGCTGCGCGACCCCCAGCAACAGGTCCGTGCCCGCCGCGGCCTCGATCACGTTGCCGCTCGCATCCAACTTCACCGGCGCTCCCCGCAAGAACACCTGCCCGGCTGCGCTGTTATAGGTCCGCGACTCCGGGGTGTTCCCACTCACGGTCTGTGCGACCAGAATCATCGCTCACCCTCCTTGTCGGCCATATCGGCCGCCTCCCGGTTTTCCTCGTACGCCAACCGATCCCCGGCTGCCGAGTTCACCGCATTCTTGTACGACTGCACCACGCCCGTGGTCCGGTCCTTGATGCGGCCCCGGTTCAACGCCCGGTACTTCTCGTGTAGCTCCTTCGGGATCTTTGCGAGCACCAGATCGCCAACCTCGACCTGCGACGTGGTGTCGGCGGCCTTCTTCATCGGCGTGTTGTCCATCAACACGCTGCGCTCGCCCTGTTCGCCGCTACTCGACACGACCTCGTACCCCAGGTAGCCGGTCTTGCGAGCCATATTCAGCTTGTCTTGCCGGAGCCACCGGTAGTGGTAGTTTGGATCCTTGTTCTTCACCGCCAGGGGATCCCAGCGGCCGGACTGCATCTTCTTGTCGGCCTCATCCAGTGTAACACTAACTCCCATCTTCCTTTTCCCTTCCCGCGAACGGGCTCCTGCGATTCCGGGCCGGCGGTATCCGCTCGATGTCCTCTGAGCTGTAATCTCGCCAGTCCTTTTCGTTCATTCCGAAAGCGCGCATCAGCTCCTTCTCTATCGGATCCAGCGGTTGTTCCCGCCTATCCGACCGCCGGGCCGTTGCGTTCTCAGCCGCAGCTTTCCGTTCGCGCTTTACCTTGTCTCGGCGATCGATCTCTTCATCGAGATGCCCCGCCAGGATATACCTATACGCACTCTCCCAGGCCCCGGGCTTTGCTTGCACGTCGAGCGGCATCGTGCTCATGAAGTCATCGATCTCGCGCTCGTACCGTGTCCAATTCTCGCCCAGTTCCCTCGCGGTCGCGTTCCTGTTCGCTCGCGCTGTATTCGTCAGGTATTCACCCACGATTGGCGCAACGCGCTCATTGAACATCTGATTGACCGCGGTCTCGGGATCTTCATCGAACTGATCCCTTCTCGTATCGCCGCCGCCCCCGCCGTCACGCTTGGCTGCGACCTCCTGGATCTTGGCCAGCAACGCACCCACATACTGCCGGGCCTCGCCAGCAGCCTGTGCACTCGTCGCGACCGCGCCCCGCAGATGGGCGTTCTCGGTCCTGATATCATCTAGCATCTTGCGAACGTCGTCTCCGTCCGCCTTCGGCTTCTCAGCTTCGGATGGTTTTTCCTCAGCTTCCTGCTGCTCCTCGTGTTCGTCTGCCATCTCTCTCCCTCTCTACCTCAGTCAGCCGGTCGAGTAAGTCGTCTCCAAACTCGAACCAGCGATTGAGAGCCCTTATTTCCCCGCGCAACTCCAGGTATTCGTCCCAACTACGGCATTCCAGGAGGCTTTCCGTTGCCTGCTGGCGCACCCTGTCCAGGTGGGCCCATAGCTCCGGCCATGCCTCCCCCGCCTTGATTTCCTGGAGGAGCGCCTGGAGGTGGCTGCGCTCCGACATTACCCTGTTGCTCCAACATAGCCGAGATCGGCAGGACCGTATCAAGATCCTTGATATCGAATGCCTGCACGATGCGTTTCATGAAGTAGTCGCTTCCTTTGAGCATGCTCAATATCAGCGGCATCAGAGGCTGCATCTGCATGCCCATCTGAGCCATGCTGATGATCTGTTGGTAGTGCTGAGTTACCAAGCCCATGACCGTTATGAGAGATTGCTTCTCGATCTCTCTATTGATCGTCGCGGTAGAAGCGGTCAGCTCGATCCCTATGCCATCAGCAATGAAATCGTCAGGCAAGTTGAGCGCACGCTCCACCCATTTGCCGTCCTCGCCCTCCACGAAATACGCCATCTCCCTTGGTCGGAACTGGGCGTTCAACATCAACACCATTTGCCCGACCTTCCCAAGCGTATCTCGGATGTCACGGACGTTCAGATCGAACCGCCTATTGCCCTCTTGGATGATTGCCAACGTGCCAGTGGCTGTTGCCCTTCCTCCAAGGATGGACGACTCACGGCCCAACTGATAGTCAGTGACACCCGAGCGGCGCTCGGCGTACGATAGTGCGCTCGTCTCGAGGGCTTGCAAGCTGTTCCCGATATCTCCCATGGACATTGCCACGAGATCCTTCGACGGGTCGGGTACCGTCAAAAAGCGGCCGGGCCAAATGCGGGTTGTATTGCGGACGGCTCCTCGTCGTCCGACAAAGAATTTCGTGTTGGCTATTGTGCTATTATCCACCTCCTGCCTATGTATAGTCGACAACTCTTCCTGCAACTGCCAAAGCTGCTGCGCAATCCCGACACCGGCCCGGCGGCCCTCTTGGTCCAAAAACTTGCCTTTGAAGAACGGCCTCTTATTGTCGGCGTGCGGGTTATAAATCGCCCGCATAACCGTCCGCGACTCGGGGTGATACGTAATCACGAGCGGGCACGTCACCCCATCCTTCTCAAGCGGGAAGTCGATCCACGTCTCGTAGAACGTATTCAACTTCGTCCGTACACTCGTTGTATCCTGCCCCGGGCCGGCCAGTCGCTCGGTGAGGTCGCTTATATCTTCTTTCCTCGCAATGACCTTGTCCACGTCTTCATAGACGCCATCATACTCACGCCACCTCAGTTGCCCGTCCGTAAGACGGACGCGGTGCGCGAGCCATTCAGCCTGGTTCAGATCATCTTCGATCCCGACCTGGCACAGGATGTCGATCAGCAACACGTGCTGGGGCCGGGGCCGTCGCACGATCCTATCGACGGGTATAGCTTTGCCGCCTCCACCAACCTTGAAGGTACGCAGCGTTGCGACTTCCCACGGTACCTTGATGTAGCCCCACCCGTACTTGACCACCTCGAGGGCCCAGCTCCGAATCATATTGTATGCGTCGAACTCTTGCCGCCGGGACCACTCCAGGAAGTCCTCTAATGGCTTCGCGACATCGTCTAGCGATTTGATCAACGGCCGGGCCGTCCACAACGGGTCTACGCTGAAGATGGTATTCACGATCCGGGCAACTATGCTGTCGGTGTGTATGCCGATCAACGGTATCACCACGTTGCACGCGTCTTGCCACGGGAAGTCTTTCCGACGGGTAATGGGCTCGCCCAGATAGGCCCGGTTCCACTCGTCCACCTTGTCCTCGAGGCTCTGGTGATCGATACGAGCCTCGGTGAACTCCAGATCAAGATAGTCCGTCAGCCTGGTCTTCTCGACCTCGGTGAGGCTAACGGGGGCTCCAGGCGTGTTCATCTAGTGACACCCCTCCGAGACCGCCGCATCCAAGCCCGCGTCGAACATCGCCATACAGCCCCCGCTAGTTACGTAGCCCTTGCCCGGCCAATAGAACGTCGGATACAGCAACGTGTGCCTGGGCGGCCGCGACCAAAGTAGCTCACAGTACACACAGAAGCACGAATCGCACTTTTCACAGTAGTCGACAACGTGCCCGCCCGGGTTGCTGCACTCAATAGCTGCCATAACCTGGCTTTGGTGCCTTTACCTTCCCGCCTTTGCCGCCCTTCGGGCGCATAGTGCTAGGCTTGCCCTTCCCGCCCTTGATCTTCCCCGAGTCCATTGGTCCCTTGCCCATCACTTTATCCTCGGCGCCTTGGGCCCGGTCGACAATTTCGCGAGCCCGTACGTGTTTTTCGCCATGGGACCCTGCACTGGCGTGGTCGCCCTGGCTACGAGTTTCCCAATATTGGCCATCCGTTGCTTGGGATTGGCCCTTAGCTTCTGATTTCCAACCTTCATCGCCCGCCCCAACGCGTCGCGTTCCTCACATCCTGGGCTCCGTAGCCCACGCTGTCCAGCATACCCTGGATCATCTCGGGGCTCATGGGCGGAAGCGGTTGCATGTTCTGCACCGAGCCCTGCTGCTGTATGACCTCTTTAGCTTTCTGTTGACCCAACCGCTGGGCTAGCGTTGACTGGCCCACCTGAGCGCCCAGCCCATTGATTGTCTTGAGCACGGTCGCGAAGGTCTCCACATTCTTTTGTCTTTCCTCGGGTGTGTCTCCCATCGACTTCACAAAGTTCGTAGCATGCTCGCCGATGAAGCCCTTCATCGTGTCCCACACCCCACTCATCCCGGCTCCACCACCCGCTGCTTCCGCGCCACCCGATGCTAGCGATCCCAGCGATTCTGCCGTAGGCATCAGCCCCGCAGAACCCCCCTGAACAGCCGCCTGAGCTGCCCCGCCCGCTGCTTCGCTCGCGCTGGCCGCCGCAGGCCCGAGTGCTGACAACATTTGTCCCATATTCAATACCCCGTAACGACCGATCGGCCGCTTTCATACGCAAAATGCGTGTATTCTGCTTCTTCCTCGGGCTCCTGAGGCCGCGAATCCTCATCTAGGTCCCACAGGAAAGGACCGTATGCTAG